TCACAAGTTCTCAATTAGTTTATCCATCATATCAGCTGTTTCTTTTTCTTCTTCTTTTAGCACGTCGCTATAAACATCCAAAGTTATATTAATATTCTTGTGTCCTAACCTGGTTGAAACATATTTAATGTTTGCTCCTGCTTCAATTAAAAACGTTGCATGGGTATGTCTTAGGCCGTGTACGGTTATGTTTTGAACTTCTGCCTTTTCACATAATAGGCGAAACATATACGTAATTCTAGATTGTTTGATAGGTAAATTTCTAGAACTTAAAATAAAGTAGTCCTTATCTTTTAAAATTATTCCTTCTTTGAGAAGGCGTTCTTTCTCGTGATTTTTGTATTTTTTTATTAAAGTGAGTAATGAGTTGTCAAAATAAACTTTACGAATACTAGTTTTTGTTTTCGGCTTATTTTCACCATAATCACCACGTGTAGAATTGATATCGAAATATTTTTCAGTTAAATCAATATCACTCCACCGCAGCCCCATCAGTTCACCTTTTCTCATTCCAGATTTTAGCAGTGTTAAAAATATAACTTGAGTTTGAATATCTTCGTTTTCTAAAGCCGCCACAAATCGCTGTAATTCATTTTTAGAGAATGAACGAACATTATTACTTAAATCAAATTTAAAGCCTGTTAGCGTGTTGCTAGGGATGATTTGGTTGTGAACTGCAGCGTTAATCATCCTCATTACAATTTTATGCCACGTTTGAATCGTGGATTCTGTATATTTGTTTTCTTGTCTTAATTTGTCAATAAATTCTCGCTTATAGGTAATCTTATTTAAAGAAGATAGTTTTTGATTTCCAATTAATGGTGATATGTGAAATTTGATAGCAGATTCAATGTTTTGTTTAGTTGAAACACTCCAATTGTCTTGGGCGTAAGGTATCCATACGTCAATCCATTCATCTATGGTGAGTTGTTTATTTTCGATAAAGGAAGTGTTTTGTGTTTCTAAAGCATATTGGATTTTTAGCAATGCTTTATTCGCTGCTCTTTCGCTTTCAAATCCACGTTTGCTAGCTTCTTTTCGGTGTTTTAGAGAGTTGTAATAAGGATAGCGATATCCCCAAAAAGTTCCTTTTTTATTTGAGTAAGAAAAAACATATTTGTATTTTTTGGACCAATTTAGTTTCGCCATATTTTCACGTCCTTTTCTTTGTGGTAAAATAGGCGTAACAAAATAAGCCTATTTTGGTTCTATTTTTAACGCACAACTTCTTGGTCGGAGGGTGCGTTATTTTTTTATTTCCTCTTTTAGTTGTTCAATCGTAGTTTCTAATTGATCAATTTTATTAATTAGTATTTCAATTTTATCATTTGATTCTTCATCTTCATTATTACTTTTATTAAAATATTCTGTAATAGTTGAAGTAAGCATACCAATAAATCCAATTCCTAAAATCATTAAAATGATTGCCGCAACTCTACCTAATGGCGTAGCTGGTGAAATATCGCCATAACCAACAGTAGTTGTGGTCACTAAAGCCCACCAAAATGCATCAATATACGGGACATTTTCTGCATATGAGTAAATCATTGCTGAAATAACAATAAGAACTGAGCTTAAATAAATCACGTTTAAAAATCCATTCGTATTTAAAAATGATTTAGTGTTTCTTGTTAATTTGCCAACCACACCTATCGCTCTTGTTAGCTTTGCAAGTCTAGCTATTTTAGCTATTCGAAATAACCTAGCGATTCTAAAGAAAGAAAAAATAGCATCAAAAGGAATTATCGCAATCAGATCAAAAATATTTTCTTTAAAAAATTTGATTTTATTTTTTGAGATAATGAATCTAACAATGTAGTCAATTGTAAATGTGATTAAGATAAAATTATCAATAATGTTAAACGGTGGATTACTAATATTAATGATATTTGAAAAATCAAAAATAACTAAAGCAATTGAAATTAATGCTAAAACAACAATAGAGTAATTATAGATTTTTTGGTTTATCTTCAATGAAATTCTCTCACTCTCTAAATAGCAAGCTTTTTATTTTAAATAAGTTTCTTGTCCCATCTTTAAATTGTAATGGGTAATCACATTAGAATAATTAAATTGCCCATTAAAGCCCCTAGCGTGAATTGAACACGCTTAGACTCGCCAGAGAGGGGATAAGAAAAAAATTAATAGCTACCTTTCCAAGAGCTGTCTGCAAAGAAAACTTCAAACGAATTCCCATCATTGGTAATATCGAAGTATGCGGATCCATTTGCAGATTTGCCGGCTTGTATATTTTCAGAAAAATAATCCCAAGAATCCAGATTAGATTTTACATTGTTGGAATCATAAAACTCGAACATATGCGCATTCACATCAAAAGGTTTAGTTCCTGTATTTTTAACTGAAAAATCCACTTTGGCATAGTATAGTCCTTCTGGTTTATGCCAATCGTCTCCATTACTTTTTGTAACAGAGTTAATTGTTACTTCTAAACTATCATTAGTCTGCTGATTAGAAAACGAAATAGTGTCTCCGACAGCAGCTGTTTTATTATTTATATCTATACTATTAGTATCTTCAGTAGTTTTATCATCAGAAGATTCTTCAGGATGTTGGCCATTCTCATCTAAATAATTTCGTTCACTTAAATATACAACTTTATCTGTTTTAGGATTTATCCAAATTAGAAAAGTAGAAGTAGAAGTTTTATCTTCAAATGCATACTGTAACATCTTAAGATTTTTTATGTCTTTTGCCGATTCTCCATGTTCAGATAACTTCTTATACTTTGGAACAAGTTTTTCATTATCTTTACCGTCTAATAAATCAATCATTAATTTGTCCTTATTCACATTATTATTAAGTTCATCATAAACAAAATTAGTATCCCATTCTTTCATAGGTAAACCTAATTTTTTATAAACAGTTTTGGATGAATTTCCAACTTTTATAAGTTCAATATCACTACGTGAGAGTTCTTTTTTCTCATATATTTCACTAGAGCTACTTTTACTTTCTTGTGCATTTTTAGAGTTGCATGCTGATAATGATACTCCAAATAAACTTAAAATTATTACCCCAAAAAACATCTTTTTCACTAAAAATTCCTCATTTCTGTTATAATATTTTTATCAGCAAATCTCGAAATGAGGTTTTAAGTCCGTGTTGTCGCACGGGCTTTTTTAATTTAAATAAGTTTCTTGTCCCATCTTTAAATTGTAATGAGTAATCACATTAGAATAATTAAATTGCCCGTCATGTTTTTCAATAAGGCATTTAAACATATGATGATCCGCCTCAGCTTCCATCTTATTTCTAAAAGAAGGGATTTTATATAACTCCATGTAATCCGAATGGGAAACAACATGTTTGAACTCATGGAATATAGACTCTTCTTGTTCTTCGATAGATAAATTTTGATTTACGAAAATTATTCTTTTGACTGGCTCGTAACATGCGCGCTTATTTATTGGAGCGAAAACTAACTCTACTTCATATTCTTCCACCAACTCTTTGATACTTTTCATATAGCACACCTTTAAATTATTTTCCGAATCTCCCTTTCAAATAAGCACGAATAACTTCCCGATCATGATCATCCAAAGGCTCACCATCGAAACTCATCACATTGTCTAATACTTCATCTAAATCATCAGATGGTTTAGCACCAGCTTGGTTTGGATTTTCAGTACGACCTAATAAATAATCAACAGAAACATTAAAATAATTGGCTACAGCTTCAAGTTTATCCGAAGAAGGTGTTCGCTTATTCCATTGATAAATAGTATTTCGTCCAATATTTATTTCTTCTTCAAGCTGATAAATAGACACATCTCTATCTTTTGCTAGTTTTTTTATACGTTCCAAGAGGTTCATATGAATGCATTCTCCTTCTAGTTACGTGTTATTTACAAAAAAAGTTAGTAAAAACATTTGACATTTACAATATTTGTTAGTAATATAATCACGTAAGCTAATTTATTAGCTAATAAGTTCTCAAATAAAACCTACAAACAAAACTTAAAAATCGTTGGGGAACGGTAAAAGTATTGATTTAGAAGGCTTTTAAAGTCTTATTTAGCTATGGGTTAATTTTACAATATGTGTTAGAAGGTGTCAACGGATTTTATTAAATTAGCTAATTTTTTAGCTTACAAATTAAAAATAAAAGGGAGTGAGTAATAAATATGTCACAAGACTTAGCGATTGATGTTAGAGCAGCTCTAATTCGTGCAGGGAAAAACCAATCTTGGTTAGCAAAACAACTAGGGATTTCAAGTCCGTACTTATCAGATATACTTCATGGCCGCAGACGTTCAGAAGAGCAAGTTCAGAAAATCAAAAAAATCTTAAATATCAAGTGAGGTGATTAGAATGGAAAATTTTCTAGATTCATCTTCAAAAAACTTTCTATACAACATTATAGAAAAGATTCTAAGAAAAATGTTTGAGCAAGTAATAGATGAAGCTAGCCAAGGTTTAAATGAACGTGCCGAGTATTTAGACATCAAACAATTATCGTCAAGGTATTCAATGTCTGTTCCTGAAGTTGAACAAAATTTTGTAAAAGATAAACGTATGCAAATGATCGAGAAAAGAAAGCCTGGTACTAGCAAGGGAAAAAGATATTGGCCTGCTAAAGAAGCTATAAAAATTTGTAATGACATCATGAATCATTGGGATTAAAGGAAAGAGCGATACAGAAACAATTTAAGGAGGAAAAAATGGACAACTTAGTAATTATGAAAAACCAACAAGCAGTAACAACTAGTTTACAAGTTGCTGAAGTATTTGAAAAACAACATAAGCATGTTATTGAAGCAATAGAGGCTAAAATTCAATCGGCCGAAAATTCGGCTTATTACCAAAACATGTTTGCTGAAGGAGAATACAAAGATTCAAGAGGTAGAAAACAAAGATTGTACTACATGAATCGAGATGGCTTTTCTTTCATTGTATTTGGATTCACTGGAAAAAAAGCAGATTCATTCAAACTGAAATACATTGAAGCTTTTAACCAAATGGAGGAATTGCTTAAAACTCAATCAAACTTACCGATTAATAACACAGAATTGTTATTAGAAGCTGCGTTAAAACATGAACGTGGATTGACTCTTGTAAATCAACGTTTAGATAAGCTAGAAACAGAAACTACAATTAATAGAAGCCAACAACGAAAGATACAAGGGCTAGTTTCATCAACTGTTATCAAAGTATTAGGTGGCAAAAAAACATTGGCTTATCAGGATTCAAGTATTAAGCAATCAGCCTTTAGTAATTGCTATAAACAATTGAAAGCATTATTCGATGTAGCCTCTTATGTAGACATTCCAAAAGTTCGATATGAAGAAGCTTTAGCTCTAATTCCTAGATGGAAGCCTAACTTAGAATTACAAGCAAGAATTGATATGGCTAATGGTAATGGAGATATGTTTAAAGAAATAGGATAGCAATGATAAAAGGATAAGCCTTAACTTATCCCCAGTTAAAAGTAGTGTCAACAATAATAGCTTTTTGATCCATATTACTTTTGATGGATTCAATAATTTCTAAAACAGAAGATTTATAGTAATAAGTCTTACTTGATGCGATTACTTCATTTTCTTCGGTTTTAATTACAAAATAGTATTTTTTATTAGAAGCTTTCTTTATTACAAAAAACATTTTGACACCCCACTTTCAACTGAATTATATCAAAAAAACTATAGGAGGGTAAATATGAAAGCAATACGTGAATCACGATTGATAGGCGCATTTTTATTGATGATTGCGCTAGGTGTGTTATTGAAAAGCCACTTTTCAGTTCCAGTGTTGGCAACAATAAGTGTACCTCTTTTTATCCGTTGGTTTTTCAACTGGGATGAAGCGGAGTATCAGCATTTTCAAAAAAGACAAAATAAAAAGCCCCAATCGTCTGCCAACGATTAGGACACATACAAAATGAACTAAGGAGAGTATACCAAAATGAACGATAAAATTCAAAAATTGATTAAAAAACTAGCAAAAGAATGCCAGAAAGAAGATGTAGCTTTATCTTTGGCAGCTATCGATTTAGAAGGAGAGATGGCAATATCTCAAGTTGGAAAAGGCACGATAGTAGCCATTGCTGCACATAGCCAATATACACTAACAAAAGAAAAACTGGAACAATCAGATTGTGATTGTCTAAAACATCGTTTATTAAAGGAGATGTACGGTATTGCAACAGAAACTACGACTAAAAATACACATACTTTTGTCACAGATGATCCAAACGATTTGATGGATATATTATCGAAGATTTTTCGAGGTGAGTTGAAATGACTAGAAAAGAAAAGTTAAACCAAGCAAAAAAAGTAAATACTCCAAGCTGTTTATAAGAGAGGAGTATTTCAAATTTATTAAAGGTAGGTACTTCTGTATGAAAAAATTTATCGGAACGTTTTTAATATCAATGTTGTTAATCATGGCATTTTTTATAGGGGATTCGCTAGTGTCATGGATAAATATTATAAAGAAAAGTCCTACAAATTTCTTATATGACTCTGTCGGCTTATTAATTTCGGTTGCATCTATTGTATTAATTGTTTTAGCGATATTGACAATTTTTAACGATATGGTGGATTAATTCCATTTTTATTTAAAAAAGTTTCGTATTTGGGATACTCCATGAGGCGCCCTTGTTGATCCCTATACCATTCAACATTTCTAAAATCCGTAAAAAATATTATAGGTACACCATGAATGCCCCCCATAGCATTTGGTAAAACAGGAAGACTTAATTCGACTTTTCCTGGTGGCAGAGTTTCTAAATATTTATAGCTGTTAAATTCTGAAGCGAAAGATACTTTTTTAGATAATGAATCATTGTCTATTTTATTAGGAATAGAAATAACAAATACTTTATATACTGGTGCTTGATTCGAATTATTAGCTATCACATTTGGAATTTTTTCGAGCGATATGGGGCTATTTTTATTTGATTGTTCATTGTTCCAAACAGAAATATTTTTTGATTGTTCTAACTTTATATTTTGCTCATTTTCATAATTAACTTTTTTTATTTGATTGTTGTTTTGCATCACATTCCAAATAGCAAATAAAGCTCCGATAGTAGTTACACATTTTACAAAAACATCAAAATATTTTTTCAAATTATTCATCACCTTTCAAGTTAAAGTATGGCAAAGAAAGTAGGTAGAATTAAATGACAAGAAAAGAAAAACTAAAGCAAGCCCCAAAAATTGCTGATTTATGGTACCAGCAATAAAAAGAGCGCAGAGGTGTCGCATGACGACAAAAAAGCGACTTAAGCCGCCAAACAAATAGTCGCATACAAAATTATACTAGAAAAATTTTAACACAGAAAAGAGGTTTTGTGAATGAATCGTAGAGAAGCTAATGTACTAGATAGATATTTAACAGAGCCGACTGAAAAACTATATAAGGAAACCTATGAAGATGATCCAGTGGACACTACTGATTGTTTTGGAAATGAAATTGCTGATGAAGACGGTGTGTTTGAGCTAACTTTTGCAATGAAATGTCTTTATACAGGACAACCAGTACTCACCTGTAAAAAAATTGCTACACAAGATACAATCGTTGATTTGATAGAAGAATTAGGCGAAGAAAACGTGTATTTAATTGAATATGTGAGTTCAGGAAAAAGATATAAGGAGGGCTTATTGAATGGCTGAAGCAACCAAAACAGATTTTTCTAAGTTGAATGTTTATCAAAAATTAGCGTATGTGAGACAAAAAGCACCATATATTCAAAAAAGTAAACGTGGCCAGCAGTACAGCTATGTGGGGTCAAGCGATGTACTATCCGCATTAAATACAGTCATAAATCAAGTTGGATTAATTTTGAAGCCAGAAATTGTTGCTCATCAAGTTCGGGAATCACAAGATGAGGTATGGAAAGCGGATAAAGTAAAGAAAGAGCCTGTAGCCAAAAAACGTACAACGTATTTTACAGAGCTAGAGTTAATGATGACATGGATTAATATTCATAATCCTTCTGAGATTGTTGCTTGTTCATGGTATAGCCAAGGAGTAGATATTGAAGGAGAAAAGGGTGTAGGAAAAGCACTAACGTATGCGGAAAAATATTTTTTATTGAAATTTTTTAATATCGCAACAGATGATGACGATCCTGATAAATACCAAAAAGAACAGTTAAAAAATACTGCAATTACTGAACGGCAAATTGATATGTTAAACGCATCAATTAGTAGAGTAGCCGAGCTGGCAGGGCAAGAATTTGAAGCTGTGAAATCGTTAGCTATAAATGATTCTGATTTGAATCCTAAAAAAGCATTTGAAGAATATAGTGCTTATGATTATGGTGTTATTTCTAAATTGCTTGCGAAGTGGATAAATTTTTATGAATCTAGGCAGAAGGTTCAAGAAGATAAGAAGTGATTGAATGATTGGAAAAATCATAAAACACAAAGGAAATAAATTGGCGATTGAGTTTGAGGATGAGATCAACTCGAATTTCCTCAAACTCCTAGCTAACAACGATGACAATTTAGTAAAAGTTGAACTATTAGATAATCGACAAATGTCTCAAAAACAGAATGCACTTTCTCACGTTTTAATAGCTGATATAGCTCGTTGGAGTTATGACGAACCCAAATGGATAGAGGAAGTTTTAAAGTATTACTACGAAGCTAAAAGTGGCGTGTATTTTGAACATAGTAAGGCTACACGACATGAAGCAACAGAATGGATTAGTTTTTTAATCGAATTCATTTTGAAAAATGATGTACCACTAGAAAAGAGATACCAATACTTGCTAGAAAATAACAAATGGTTTTATTACTGCCTTAAATACCGTAAGTGTTGTATTTGTGGGAAACATGCCGATGTTTGTCATATCGAGGTAGTCGGTATGGGGCGAAATCGTCAAAAGATTAATCACGAAACATTTACTTTTTACGCTGGTTGTCGTCAACATCATCAAGAAGAACATCAGATAGGTACTAAGAACTTTTTAAACAAGTATCAAATTAAACCAGTAAAACTAAACGTTGAAGAACGTAAGAAGTTGAATATCGGAGGTTAACAGTTTGGTAGAGGAATTACTTGAAAAATACAGGCAATTAACATCGAGTCAAAAACTATTTTTTGAACTATTAGCATTTGTCTATATCGGTTCAAGAAATGGTAAAGGAATAGCTATTGAAGCACAAACAATAAAAAAAGTCGTTAACGGAGAAATTAAGCATAAATATGTTTATACGGTCGTTGTTGATGAGGAGGATAACTAGTGAATGAACATAGAGGATATTACGCCATTATCCCAGCGATTGTTCGCTATGATAACCACTTAAATGGGAATGCAAAATTATTGTATGGAGAGCTAACGGCATTAGCAAATGAAAAAGGCTATTGTTGGGCAACGAATCAATATTTTGCAAATCTGTATAACGTTAGCAAGCGAACAATTATTTCATGGCTGAAACAGTTAGAAGAAAGAAACTATATAAAAATGCAAATTTTTTATAAGCCAAACAGCAAAATGGTAGATCGGAGACATATCTATATCTTACCGTATCCAACTGATACAGAATTTTACACCCCTAGTGAAGAAAATTTCATCACCTATGGAAAAAATCATCAGGAGGGGGATGAAGAAAATTTCACTACCCCTAGTGAAGAAAACTTCACAGAGAATAATACATTAATTAATAATACAAAGAATAATACAAAGAATATATATAGTGTTGAACAAAGTTCAACCATGTCTGAATTATTTGAAAAGGTTTGGAAAACATATCCGAAGAAAACCAATAAGAAAAAAGCCAAAGAGCAATTCTTAAAGAAAATTAAGTCAGATGAAGACTTCGAACGGTTTAAAACAGGATACAAAGCTTATCTTAAGTATATCAAATTAAACGACTGGTATCATCCACAAGAATTGTTCCGCTGGATACGTGATGAACGTTTTAACGATGAATACGACTTGTCTGAAACGGCAACGCAAGTAAGATATTCAAATAATCCAGTTAGACAAGAGAAGTTGCCAGATTGGGTAAATGAACCAAAAAAAGAAGAGGAGAAACTATCACCAGAAAAGCAAGCTGAACTTGATAGGCAAATAAAAGAATACTTGGAGGGGAAATGATGCGAATTATCCTGCCAATTGAACCAAAACCGCAAAGTCGCCCGAGGTTTGCAAGACGTGGGAATTATGTCCAAACCTATGAAGATAGCGCTATGAGAGCCTATAAACAAAAGGTAAAAGCGTATCTACGAAAGACAAAACCAGAATTGATTGAAAAAGGGGCTATTTTTACGCATATTACGTTTTACATCGCTGCCCCTAAATCTCTATTAAGTTCTAAAAAGAAACGCTTAGAAGTGAAATTAGAGCGGAAATATTGCGATAAGAAACCTGACTTGGATAATTATTTCAAAGCAGTCACTGATGCTGCCGAAGGTATTTTATATAAAAACGATGGTCAAATTGCTGTAATGGTTTGTCAAAAGTTGTACAGTATGCGACCACGAACAGAACTAGAAATTACAAGTTTGGAGGAACAAGTGTAGTGGGTAAAACGGGTAAACAGATCAAAGAGAATTATTCGGTTAGAAAGCGAGTAAAGAAGATGCTTAAATTTAAAGAATTTAATATTCAATTATTCGACGTTCACATTTATATAAAAAGGCTAAGTAGTTTTAAAACCAATAAAAAATAGTATAAAAAAACTAACTAGTTTCCGCTAGCTAGTTATAGATACATTTTCATCTCAGATAGAGACAATTAATAATACATTACTATGAAATTTAAGGCAACAAAAAAAGCCAGCTGACCACTAGCTGACTTATGTGGTAGAAACAACTGTTTTCCGCCAGTTGTTCTTTAGGTGTGAGTTAGCACTTTCCCCAAATAAAGTGCTATTAAAAAGCCGATTAAAAATCGACAATAAATCTCTTGCAGAGACGTGTACTACTATTAACTGTTTACCAGAAGTTAATGTAGAAAAGGAGGAAATTTATTTCATAAATAAAATCCCCAAGAAAGTTAAAGTGATTATACCATTGAAAAATAGATTTGAAAATACCTTCTATGCCAAAAATATTTATTAGATGGAAAATATCAAATGAATAAAGATGATGTGAAAGATGACGAATGGAAGATTGTAAAATATTGTAGAATTATTATTGTTTTCTTTATAGTCAACCAATAATTTGTTGACTATAAACATGTATGAGTGATGAATATTTTGATAAATAAATAGCCAGTCGGTTTCCGCCGACTGGCTGAGAAGTGAATAGCTATTGGAATAGTATTCTTAGTATAATTTATATCATATAGAGTCGCTGATGAGCAAAGAATAAGCATTTCTTATATATGTTTGGATAAATAAAAAAAGCTACTTAGTTTCCGCTAAGCAACTCTTAAATGATGATATGTTTATTATAAATTATTATACCATAAAAGGAGCGATTTCACTTGATTCTATTGTTAAAAGAAGTAGATTTTCGACAAACAAAAGCGAATGCTAGAAATGTGTTGAAGAGTTTTAGACGTTTAGAGCGAATAGCTGGTCGCTCTTTGATAGATTTAAAATCACCAATTATTACAGAAATGCCTAAAAGCCAAAGCCACGGAAAAAAAACAGAAGATGCACTGGTACAATTAGCTGATGCAGAAGCAGAAAGAGATGCAATTTTATCTGCACTTATGGCTTTGAGTTTGACTAGTAGACAAATTCTGCACTACAGTTTTTGTGTGCAGGATCATTACTCTAATTACAAGATTGCTAGAGAAGTTGGATATTCTGAAAGAAGTATTCAACGCATGAAATCAGAAGCTTTGATTGAATTCGCGGAAGCTTACCGAAATGGCAAAATAATTGCATATAAATAA